CCCGCAGCTGGTCCGCGATGCATGACATGAAGAGCTCATCGTCAAACACCGGATCATCCGGCAACTCCAACGCCGTCGCGAAACCGTGCCACAGTTGGTCCCCGAGCAGCTTCTTCTTGAGGAAGTCGTGCTCGTTCCACTCGAATGTGCTCCGCGTGAGCCGCGCGGCGTACGTTGCTTTCGCAAAGGCGGCGTCGCTGCCGGCCTGATGCGGAAACACACGGCTAAGCTCGTCCGGGAAACGTTCGTCGTCGTAGTTCTTGCTGACGCCGCCCGCGTTGATGAACTCGCGCGAGAGGCGATCGGGCAGCGCTTGGTGCAAATACGCCTGCAACGCCCGCGTCTCGACTACCGGCAAGTGGATGTTCAATGGTTGCAACGCCTGGGGTACCACGCCCGGTTCCGCAGGCGACAACTCGGCCAATTCCGCCACGTGCTCGTAGTGCACGCCCATGCGATCCGGTAAGTGGTGCCACAGCGCTAGTGCGCTGTGGCCTCCCGACTCGGGAGCACCGAGCGCGGCCGCGCGTTTCTGACGGATCGCAAGCATCGCGTCGGCGTCCGGGTACACGGGCCGCAAACTCTCGTCCGGTTGCACCAGGTTCACAAGGACGCTGAATGAGTCATACACGCCGCTGAGAATCGCGCCGAACACAGGGTGCGCTCGGATCTGGTCACGCGTCGTGCTCCCCGCCAGTACGAGGCGAACGCCTTTGGTGGCGCGGCAGATCGCGCTAACGATGTAGCCATGGGCGACGACCTTGAGCATCGTGGCGTCGACCGCTATCTGCACTACGTCGACCGTCTGGCCCTGTATTGTGCTGGGCGTGAACACGCGCGTCTTGGCCATAGAGTACGCCTGTCGCTCGACGTCCTTCGCAATCACCAAGGGGTACCGCTGCTGGATCACGGACGATACCGTGACGAAACCCTCGATGGGGTTGCTACTCACGATTCCGAAAGGCCGCGCAATCGCCTGCGGTACGCGGTGACTCCACGCCGCCCACGGGGCGCCT